TATTGTCTGTTAGCTTTACCGTGCCGAATGTAGTGGTAGTTGCTTGGGTTCCTCCTGATTGATTCCAGTTTCCCGCTCCGGTTGTTTCATAAATTACCGGAGGACTCTGTGAGCCATCCATCCAATTTGTTCCAGGATTTTGAATATCCTGCGTGGTTGGGGGTCTCATCATCGAAAGAAAAGGCGGATTAATGAAAGGATCGACATCTGACCCTACAGGACCGCCGCTTGAATTGAAAAATGAACTCATGAGATACTCCAAAGGTAATATTTGATAATTTAATCTACAATACTACGACGGCGATCTCGTAAATCAGCCCTGTGATGAGCGGCATCACATAACGCTATCGTCATCGTATACAGTAAATTTATTTTTGTCACCACAATAAGAAATTTTCTTATGCTAGACGTTGATATGCGTATTTTCCAGCCTTAATCAAGGCGTTCATAGAAGCTCCAAGTGAAGGCGTTACGCCTTTTATCCACTGGTGAAATTTATTTCGACCTGAAGTTTTAGGTGCCACGCTACCGGAAGCAAATACATCATAAATATATTTCGGCACATTCGAATATCCATATGTAGGCCCAGAATCTGCTGAATCTTTTCCATGGAATTTCACGAATAATCTTTGATTTTTAGGGTCATATTTAAATGCATTTATGTTGCTTGATGGGAATGGCCCTTGTTCGAGTTGAGGAATTTCGTTTGGCGCTTCTCCTTTAGATGCTTCTATTTGATCGGTGAGATTCTTCAAAGTGCTTGCTATTTCTATAAGCAATTCTTCAGATAAAATTTCTCCCGATTGCATCGCCTGCTGGACTACATTTACAAGACCTTGACGAAGCTCTTCCAATTGTTCTATAGGCATCACTTCCCTATAGCTTGATTGATTCTTTGCAATTGCTGTATAATCGCTTGCTGACCCGCACTCATCCCTTGTTGATTTTGCATATTAGATTCTACCATTTGATTTTGTGATGTTGCTGTTGGCATATTGCCAAATACTGTTTGAAGAATTGAAGACCAGTTTGTTTTATGGTCTTTCGATATCTTTTGAACAATATTTGCAAAACGACTATCATTTTGAGCCAATGCGCCGGCCTGCATTAGATCTTTCCCTTGATTTATATTATCTTGGATAAACTGAAAAAGCTCTGGAGAATACTGCTCGATAATATTTTTATTTTCTTGAGAATTTTCTTTTTGCGTTGATTTCTCGGAGGATTTTTTCTCTATGAAATCTTTCACTTCTTCAAAGTCATAACCTGCTTCAAGTGCTTTTTTTGCAAAATCGCCAAACCTTTTATCTATCTTATCTAATCCTTTGATAGCTGTTGATTCAGGAATGAATTTAGACAAAAAAGGTAAAGCTCTTTTCATTAAATTTGCTCCAGCATATCCGGCAGCGGAAACACCAGCTGATCCTATTGCTGCTTTTCCTAATGCAAGTCCAGTTTTAAGAGGCACTTCCTCTCTTTCTAAGATTTTTTTCCCTGCTTCTCTATATGGAATCATTTTATTCTCCTATTCCTGACCAACTAGAAAGCCATAAATCAGATAAAGACCCTAAATTTGGAAAAGATTTTCTTGCTTGTTCAATTTGTCTTCCTGTCATATCTTGAAATTTGTTGTCGATTATATAATCCAAAAAAACCTGTGGATCATATCCTTTTTTATTCAGTTCATACGAAATCGCCAGAGGGCTCGAATTCCCCATTTTTTCAGCTAGATTTTTTGCAATTTTTTTTGTTTTTATATGCATTTCTTCGGGATTTCTTAAGTGAGAAAGACTCCATGCGCTTATCGGAGGAATTTTATTTAGCTCTTCTGTTAAACTTGAATTTGAATTAACTGGCTCTGCTATTGCATAGGCCAGAGGATAACTGATATTATTATTGGCAACCATGAAATCAGCAAATTCTCTAAGCTCTCCTCTTTTCGCAAAGGCATCTCTAGCAGTTTTTAAAGAACTCAAAGTGCTCTGAGCAGATCTTGTTAGCATCCCAAGACCCCCAATATTTTTCACATCCTGATATTCTCTTGATACTTCATCCAATTCTTTTCCATATTCTTTCATTGCTTGTTGTTCAGTAAGCCCTCTTCCTCCATCTATTCTAGGTTTTGTAGCTTGAATCGCTTTATCTTCTATCTTGCTATATACAGTAGCAGGAACTATTGCACCTAAATCTTGACTATGCTGTTTTAATCTAGAAACTAGGTTGTCCTGAATTGATGTTAAACGGCCATGCTGCCTTTCTCCTGCTTCAAATCTTTTTTCTTCTCGTATTGCTTCATCTTCTGCCGCTTGAATAGCTTTTTGCGGATCATTTCCAAATAAAGCAGGGTTTGAATTATACATTCTTCCAGCATTATTATAAATCTGCTCCTGAGTAGGTGGTATATAGCCTTTTTGAATATCCTCTAAATGACTCCCTTTTGTTAAGGTTGGCGTTTCTCCTATTTCAGCAGAGGCGGAAGGCTTAGGCCTAATTTCAGGAAATGGTTGAGGAGGCTTGTTTTGTAATGAAGCCAGAGCATTTGCTTGAGCTTGATGCCTTAGCAATTGACTATAGCTATCAATCAATTGCGGTGTTGCCCCCGGCAAAGAAGCCAATCTACCAAGTTGCTGAGGCAATGTCAGATTCTCTGCATTTTGCGCTAGATCTTCTAACCCATGAGCCAAGCGCCCTCTTTCAATTTCTTCGGGTAATTGTTGAGCTAAACCCCTTCCAAATCCTTCGCCAACTCTTCCAAATATATTCCCTTGTTTTACTTTGTATGACGATGCCATTTTATCCCCACCTTGGGCTTGCATTTAGCCCTTGATTGCTGCCATATGGGCTTGAATTCATCCCCACTTTATTTCCTGAATTGCTAAATGCGTTTCCAAACATATTCCCCGCCATTGCTCCTGCTGGGCCACCAACTGCTGCGCCCGCCAAAGTTCCTAAAGCAGGCGCAACGGATGAAAAAAAACCCTGAGATCCCGGTTGAGTCATTACATCTTTGCTAAAATTACCCAATCCTAGCTGGCCAATTTGTGATAGACCTTGAGCGCCAGTTTGCCTTAGATTAGCTCTAATAGCACCGAGTCTTTCCGCCAAATCTGTTCCGGCGCCAATTGCTGCATTCCTAAACCCGGAACTGGATAGACCGCCTGCTCCCATTCCAGCGAATTGCTCTGATAGACCGGGTATCGTTTCCTCATTAAATTGCCTAATTGCTGGCGCTGAAAACGCTTGCATGTCAGCAGGATTATCGCTTAATAAATTTCTGTAATAATCAGCGGAAGTTCCGAATGCTCCGCCGGCCCCTGCCCCCATTCCAGCATTTGTCAGTTGCTCTTGTAGTGGTATTTGATTTGGTAGAAGATTTGGAACCATTTCATGTTTTTCAGGGGTCCCAAAAGCGAATTGGCTTGCTTTCTTCCTATCATTCTTGTTGAAAATGTTTGGTATCCATCCGAATCTTGCCATATTTCCTCATAATTCTTGTATATATTCAAAAACAACAACAGCCCTTGTGAATGCTGATGCAACCGTTACCACCACATTCGTTGAATTGTATGTTATGGTATCCGATCCATTAGGTAAAGGCTCACCTGTTAAAGCCGTCGCATTTGTAGCAGCTCCAAAAAGTTGAATCAACGTAAAATTGGCATCAATACTAATTCCATGGGGTAACGTATTTGCACCCGGGGAAAGGCTTGGAAACACTATCACTTTCCTCAGTATTGACCTGAATTGCTGGCTAGTTCCACCGTCAGCAAAATCATTGATACCCGGCAGAAACTGCTTCCCGCTTAGCAACTCTTGATCCAAAAACCAGCCTATCTCTCTAATGTTAACAGCATTTGCCAGCTTTTTAAACTGTTCCACAACTACAAGGCTAGCTTCTTCCCATTTGCTCGGCATAACATCGTAAACAGGAACATAACTATCAAATTGTTGGCTATCTTGAGGTATCATTCTTTAATCCCTTATGTCCATGATCCGATCGCCATCCAATAAAAGCTTACGAATGCAGATGTGTCATTCATGACTATATTTGCTGTAAAACCTGTATCTGCTACCACAGTATTTCCTATTACTGATAATGTAGCTCCTGACGATCCTGTACCTCCATTTTTACAAATATATGACAATTGAATGCTCCATACATTTAGGAAATTTTTATTGGGAAAAGTAATAGCAACTTGCTGAGGACTTGATGCCGCTATTGATGCAGTACCCCACTGAATGATATTTCCACCTATATATTGCCATCCTGAACCTGAATTATTATACCCTGTCAATCTGCTAATTCCTCCCCCACCGGTCTCAAAAAATAGTTGAGTATCTCCAGCCGTTACTCTTTGGTATATTTGTCCAATTCCTACTATTGGTGTCGGATCATTGGTCCTTGGTATCTGATGAATAGTCGTATGATATCCTGTCTGACCCGGGGATGTTGGATTAACAGAAAATTTCGTGTGATCTACTCCGAAAAATCCGTCGGCAGCTCCAAAGTTATTTTGGATATTTTTATAATCTTGATTAAGCTTAACAGTGCCCGTTGGGATTCCGGGATTATATGAGGTCATACTATCCTTACCTATTTAATATTTGTTTATTAACCCTGAGACATTCTTCCGCCTTTTCTGATCCACAAAATTTGGGCGTCAATTTGTACATCTAATGTTTGCTCTATTCCAGCCATCTGGCTGTTCGAAAACGTGTATTGCAACGTTAAAAAACTCGCTCTTGTGGCACAATACACCCGTTGCCAAAATTTAGTTCCGCCCACATTTGAATATGTCGCTGCTGTAGTAGGGATAATGGCATTAAAAAACGTGTCAGGTATGGCAGGACCAGAAATGTCACTGATATCATTCATAGGCACAGTATTTGAAGCCTCATTATCGTTGTAATCTAAATAGACATTTAAAGAAATGGCTCCCGGCTCATCTGATGTCGTTGATTTCATCAAAATGTCTATATATCCAAGCTGAATATTCTGCCCCTCATCCAGAAAATTAAACTTTTTACTGTTGATCATGAAATTTTCCCGTATGTTGATATATCCTGCACCAATATACGTTCCTGTGGCCAAAATTACAGGTGTATCAAATAGATTGGTTGTCGCATTGTATGTAAAAATGGAAAATGTATTTTGATCGATCACATATATCCCGTAAACACCACCATTAAGACTGACAAATGGGTCGGATGCTGTTATTCCGCTAATTCCTATCACAAAATTTGTTGACATATTGTGGTTTGGGGATGTAATCACAACAGGATTGGTCAGTGAAGCATCTCCAGTTATCGCAGTAATCATCAGGCTCGCATCATTTGTCGTCAATATATCCATAACTAGGACAAATCCCTGTTGATTCCCACCAACAATAATGGGAGCCTCTGCCGCTTCATTAATCCATGGGAAATTGCATTGAAGCCAAGTCGCATTTATTTGCAACCAAGTCAGTCCCGAGTCAATCTGAAATGTTCCCAGTGATGTTATCGAATCGTCAAATAGGGCCCATGAGTCATTCTCATAATTGTAAACCAGTCTTTGATTTGGAAAAATTTGGTTTGCTGTAGGAATGTTTGGATCATAAACATTTTCGATCGATACAGTCCAATACGCCAACCGGTTCACAAAATCGCGTATTCCATGAACTCTGTTTCCGTCGATTCTAGAGGGCGCTTGGTTGTTATCATTAAACTTGAAAACATAATCAGGTATTTTTATGTCTATTCGTTCAGATTTGTAGCTGTCACACTCCACTACGCCTTTATCACCTATACCTACAAGGCTTGTATCAAACTGAATGGCTGAAAACGGACCTTGAGCGCCTAACTCAGAATTTACTCTTTCGATTTGAAAAGGCGCAATCGATCTGCCTGTATAACGTAATTGCCAAGTGCTTCTCTCGCAATAAATAACCAGATTGTCCCTGACAAAACCTACAGCCACAATATCTTCAGAGGTAGGAATGTCTAGAAATCCCCCCTGTCCTCTTATGTCATCTCTCCACGATCCTGTTGCTGGAGGCCCTGCAGAAAATGGCAAAAAAGGATTCCCAATCGTTGACCATCTCACACGGTTGGAGAAATTGACCCCTACTCCAAAAGCTGACCCTTCAAATGTATTAAACATAACAAGGCGCCCTCTAAAGGGAAGAAATGATAAGCACCCCCAAACAAAATTGGTAGCATCGATTTGTCCATAGGTGGGTGGCTGGAAATTTAACCAAGACGTTCCGTCTGTCACACGAATGGGATCGGCATTAGCGCCCGCGTATCCCGTATTATTTGTTACCCAAAAAAGTTTGAAGCCGGTTGTGCTAAAATTTGTGTTATCGCTTACCCAGTAGTTTGTTGACCAAAAAAAATCCGTCGCCTGAACTCCATTTGATTGCGCATTCCATGTTGTGCCGCTAATAAACTCTTGAAATTGCTGCGTTGAGCCATTGTATGTATAGGCGTATTTCTGATCAAAAAAGATTGTCTGGTCGTTAGCGCTATTGGCAAGCTCTTGCGTTCGGATTCCCATAACAGGCAATCCCGGATAGTAACTGAAATTTGCTGAAACTGCCCGTCCTGCCCCTCCTCCAGTTATTATCAGTTTAGTTGTAGCATAATTAATTGTTGCTGTGCCGGACCCTCCAACTCTTTTCATGGTGCCGTCCCCTTGATCAGTAAATACCCCACCCCCAGTAACGGTTACGACAACGGTTCCCGGCACCAATGTTGAGGTAGAAAGCAGAGGAACATCGCTAATCAAAGTGTTTGAATAATTGCCTGACCCGTCTAAACTTGTGAGAGTTTTATTTGTGAGATTTCTTTGAAGCCGACCTAGCAATTGGAAACCACTTTTTCGTAAAAGTTTTTCTCTCCAAACATACGCATTCTGCAAAATAGGATAAGCGTCATCTGGAAGCAAAAATTCTTCTCGCTCTTGGACTAGTCCGCCTGAATTTCCAACGATTTTAAGTGGTGAATATCCGCCCATTTGCCTATGCTCTTCTTACTTTACAGTTATGTGTTTCCATGCTATACCCAACGCTATCTTATTCAAAACAGAAGTACTTACGTTAAATTCTTTAGCCAAGGTTTTTTGTAGTTCACCTTCACTAAGTCTTATCTTTATCTCTAAAACATCTTTATCACAAAGTTTGTGATTTATATGTTTTTCTCCAATCATTCCCCCATTCGAATTTCTATTTTTATTTAAACAATCAATATTATTGTCATGATGAGTACCTACCCATAAATGCTTAGGATTAACACAATTCCTATTATCACATGAATGGCAAACTAATTTTCCTTCCGGAATATTACCTTTAAAAACTCTATACGATAATCTATGTACAGCGATATTTTTTTTAGCATTATCGTAATCTTTCGTTATTGGATATCCGTTTTCATGTATTTTTCCTTTCCAAAACCAGCATCCTCTAGGTATTTTTTCAACATTATGAGTTATTTTGCATTCATTTGAGCAGTATATATGTCGTTGTTTTGTGCAGATTGCTTTACATTCCAAACATTTCCTTTGCACTTTACTCAAATAATAATTTCTATAACATTCTTTACAAACCAATTGTCCTTTCGAGAATTTTTCCATCTCTTTAACATTTTTGCATTTCGAGCATTTTTTCACCATACGATCCCCCTTATTAAGATCATGATGGTGTTTACCCTATATTTAATAGTCAAGCCTAAAATCCGATTCCTCCACCGGGTGCATATCCGTTACCGTAACCATAACCATATGTAGTATTATTAAATAATGTGATGTTAGGGACTGCTATCTCTTCTATCGCTTGGCGCTCAAGCACTAACGCTTCTTGTCTTTTAAAGCCTTCCATGAGATTTTCTACCCCTTCCATATCTTGTCGCTCTCTCAGCAATTCTATCGCAGTTCCATATGAAATATACTGGGCCCACTGTGCTAACAATGGGCTGTCTGTAGTCTGCATAAATTGTACGGGAGTTTGATAAGCCTCAACTTCAACAAGATAAACATTATCAGGTACTGGTCTGATTGTTAGCTCGTTATTCCAAAAAAGCAAATTGTAAGGCCTTCCCGGCTGATATGTGGATGCCCAAATATTTAGCTGAGTTCCGGGCATAAGACTCACAGGCAAATTGAGAATTATTTCAGTGGTTACATAATTTACAGTGCCAACATATTGAGGGGATTGCGCTCCGGCTTGATTTAAAGGAAGTGGAGGATATTGCGGAAAAGCAGGGTTATTCATACCTGAACCGCCAATAGGCGAATATGCCGGCAAAGACGGCTGCTGGTTGCCACTGGAATCCACCCATACATTATTTCCAACGGTATTTTGATTCAAGAATATTAGTTGTCCAGTAGTTGTATTGCTACCTAAGCCAAGTGAGTTAACAACAGCCCCGCCATCGTCGACAATTCTAATGGGGTTTCCGTTGATATCTATTCCTCCGATAACGACTTGCGTGCTTAAGATTCCATAATTAGGAGAAGGGAAAGGATTAACATTATTTCCAAAAAGTGTGAAGTCAAAAGCTGGGCTTGTGGTTGTCCAAGTTCCGCCCGATACATATGCAGAATATCCGACAAGGGCATTTGTACCCACAAGATTGAAAGAATCTACTTGATTTGGCGTTAATGATATCTGATAGACATTTCCATTCAACTCTGTAGTTCCTACGACATTGTTTATCAAAACAAATGTACCAGCTTTAAGCCCATGAGCTGGTGAGACTATACGAACTGTTGGAATTGGTGATGAAGTACCCGCTAAATCCACTCTAGTTATGTTTCCGGTCAGAGTTTGAGCCCCTTGTTGAAACTGAGTTGGAAAACGCGGGAAAAGATTAAAAAGTTGATCGCGATTCTTAAAGAAATTACCCTGCACCCCTTCAAAATAGACGGGTGCGCGAAAACCCTGAAGATTATTTATATCCACAGGGTATCTATCTACGTTAGGTATTGTCAGGAATTTGTATACCTGACGTGTTTGATCGAGTTTAATAGCATAAGGAAAATCATTATTATAGAACTTATTAACAGCCTCTTGAATATCGGCACTAGACAATGCGTTTTGACTTGCAGCTGCTGTAAGCCTACGAATCTTTTTCTCTATATTGGAATAAGTTGAGTCAGATTGAACTAGTGCCGACATTTGACCTCTTTTTGATTTCTTTAAAAATCTTTGTTAACAAATTTGTGCAGCCACTCTCCTTCTTCATCCCCCTCAAGAGGCGACCCATTTTTATTCACATCGTTTCCGTCGATGCTCATCAAGCCAGATCTTTTTTTCATAATTTTGTTTTTATCGTTTACTTCTTTGATGAGTCCAAGAGGTAACGAATACACCTTTCCGGGAATAAAATGCCATATCTGTATGGGATCGCCAGCATATTTGCAATACGCTTTAGTAAGTCTTTCATGTCTTCCTCTTGAATTCAGATATTCTGCCTGAACGATCTTGGCGTCTTCTTTTTTCTCTGATTCCATTTGTTTTTTGTGTTCCGCCTTAAAGGCCTTGAAATCATCATGCTGTACGCTATTTGTCAGTGTGTTGATCAATCCGTGTGCTTCTCCTGAAGCTGTATAAAGTGTAAGCATTGTCATTTTTAATTCCCTACATTGTTTAACGAGTGAAAGGGTATAATCCTTGCAGTCGTATTATTGAAATCAAGGTTTTTACTGCCATAAGGCGCTATAGAGGCCGGTGTAGTCGTATACCCCGGCTGGATAGTTATCGGCACAATAAATGCATCAAACAGGCTGGAATCGATGTTTAAGGAGAAATTAGAGCCGCTTATAGCTATAATCGTCCCAACTAGATTGTTGGCCTGTATCATTCCATATGTAACCGGCACTGTTAATCTTATTGCCATACCTACAATGTAGGTATTCGCTTCGCTTGTAGGATCACCAATCGCTACCGTAATAACCATTGGCGATGCCTGTGTTATTGCTGTTATCAGCAAGGAACTTGGAACCTGAATGACTGGTGGTAAGTAACGATTCGTCAAGTCAAATTCCTTGTAAAATATCTAATCTCTCACCATGTTCATGGCAATGACACAAATGACAAAGCCACTTAACAAACAAAGGTTTGGAATAATCGAAGTGATGTCCATGAGGAATGCATTTTATCCCACATTCTTCGCATTTTTCTGGCCTTCTAATTTTTTCATATAGCACAGCTTCTTGTAATCGATGTCGAGATTTTTCTTTTAGCTTTCTTTCAGGTCTTTGTCGATATTGTTTTTTCCATTCTTTTTTCCTTTCCTCAGAAAGATTTTTCCATTCAATTTGATTTTTTTCTGCCATTTCCTTGAGATATTTCATCTCTTCCTCTGACATTTTTTTCTTTATCAAACCTATTTTCTTTCTCTCTCTTTCTGATTTAGCATATTTTGCACATTTTTCCTTGTTTGCCGCTCTCCATTCAGGAAGTTTTAAAAGGTATTTTTCTTTAAACTTTTCCGGATATTTTGCGATATATTCTTTATGCTCAATGGATTTACATATTTTACATCTGTTACTGAGCCCATCTTTTCTTCTTTTAGATTTATGAAACTCTTTTTCATCTTTTTCTAAACAACATTTTCCGCATCTTTTCATATGATGATCTCCTTTTTTGGAGATCATCATAAAGTACCTGTTTCATTACTGTCAAGTAGCGACTGGAGCATTTATAGTCCCGGTCTCGCATTTATAAGCTTGCCACAAGATGATATCATTGTTCCCACCGGCAATGGAAGTTGATGCTCCTGATGCAGTTACACCCAATGCCATATAAGGCACAAATGTGCTTGAATGGAAAGGCACTTTTGTAAAATCGTACCCAGTGGTTACACCAGTAATGCTATTGAATGTAGCCGCTTGTCCAGCCGGCGCAACAGTCGCAAATAATTGAGCTGTGGGCGAGCCGGAGCTAGCTGGAAACGCAAACGCCGTATAATTTGTCGTATCAATATTGATCGTAAAATTATACGCATCAATAATCGAAGCTACAATTACAGGTTTGCTTGAAGCTTGGTTGAAATTGTTAAGCTGAGTCATTCCAAATGATCCGGGAATCTGAAACTCAAGCTTTTGGCCTACAACAAAATTATTTTGTTGAGAGGTCGTCACTTGAGCGCCTGCAGCTTGCGTAACAGCTGTAACATACATAAAGCTTGGCGCTACAGGTGTATTATAAAGCTGAGGTGATGATGACACCCTTCTAACTGTAAATGCTGTGGCAGGCGCCGAAAAACCAGTCGAATTCAACCCTGTCAATGTAAATGCGCTTCCGCTTACGTTTGAAATCGTAAAAGTCATTCCCGAAATCTGCTGCATGCCGACTGCATTATAAATGGTTACCAAATCACCATTTGAATACGTATTAGTCGCAGAACAGACAGCTCCGTTAGCTTGAGTGATGGTTGTTCCCGTGACAGCAGCTTGAGGCACAGGAAATGCATTCACATATGTAAATCCATTTGTCGCGGTTGAATTAGAGAATTGATCAATAATGATTGAACTTGACCCAGCTTTTCTCCAACGCAAACCATTATTAGCGGCAATTAGACCTCCTGAAAACCACTCTCCACCAACGCAAGCAGTGGGTGAAGCGGCCTGCATTTGGGTAAGATTGATAACTTTCATATAATCACACCCTTGAGGCAGAGGGATAATTTGCCCTACAGCTGTCGCCGGTTGTGTATAAGTACCCTGTGATATAATTGTAAACGGCATATTCTCCCCCTATTAAGATGGTATGAGAGTTGTAACATTTAGACCGGAAATCCAGTTCTGGTTTGTGATAGCACGAGCAATCGCAAACTTAGCATATAGTTGACTGTTTTGAGCCACAGCTGAAACAACCCACGGTGGACGATATCCAAGAACTGCTGTATAGTTATTTTGCTCAATTTTTGCAGCAGCCTCTAAGCCATACATAGGGATTGTATAGATAGTGTTTCCTTTAAGAGAGATACCGGGGATTCTCGCAGCTTTTGAAGAAACGAAAAATCTGAATCGAGAAATAGAGCAATATTCTTCAGGTCTTAATCCTTCTTGAGTTGGATAAGCAGCCTTGATGATTACGCCTTTTGTGTTTTGCAAATCATTTGTCAGATTTGTGCTTGCAAGAGCAATAAAAGCATCACGAACTGGCGATGTATTGAATTTAAATTGAGCCTCTAAATTGGTTAGCATGCTTCTAGCATCATTACCAAGAAGGATTTGCTCAATATTGTTGATATCGTTAAATGAAATATTCGAAGGCTGATCCCCATTACCACCACCTGTAGCATTGATGTAACTTACAGAGCTGGAAAATAGGTCTCTCATCAAAAGATCTTCTTTTTCTCTCAGCCATTGCCCTAGCAATGCTGTGAATTTGGTAAGGGTTTTGCTATTTTCCCAAAGAACAACTTGCTCGTTTACAACGATTGATTTCGCATAAATTTCCATTGTAGCATCAATGTCAGTACGTACTGGCACTTCTGATGCAGGATCGATACCCGAACCATCGAGCTGGCCTCCATCTGTAGAAAGACGCTCAAAACGGCTCATACGGGTTGTTTTACCGATATAACTTTCGGCATGATGCAGATCAACACCAAATGAGTGAATTAAATTAAACATTGGTGTTGAGAGAAGATCTTCAGCCGCCTGCACTGGTAGTTCAGGGGCCATATTTCCTATTCCGGTTATTCCTGTCGCAAATGACATAAAAAATCCTCGTTAGATTTGGTTTATATTTGCCGGTGGTGAGTCCAAGCTAATCACCAATACTGACGAGGTATTTTGCAGTCTTTATGTGAGGTCGCAACCCCTCATATGCGTGCGAATCTTTACGTTACAAGATAAACTTTTAATTATCAAGTGATTCCCTTGAGTAATTTTTGCATTCTTTCCCAATTTTGAGCTCTTCTCTCTTCTGTTAATCTGGCATTCCCCGATCCTGTTCCCGGCGGGGTCAGATTTGCAGTTGTCATAGATTTGGGCTTATTGAAATTATTTTCCGCCCGAATTTCATCTTTTCGATTGTCTGTGGGATTTGGAACCAGCCTTTTTACGGCCTTATAAATATTTGAGCAATTTATGAAATTTTCTGGTAGAGACACAAGAGATTCATAGATTTCAGGATAATGATATTTTAAATATGCTCCATTGTCTTCATTGACGACTTGATCATAATCAGGAAAATGCTGTTTCATCACTGAAGGAAGCATTTGCTGTTCTTTTTCAGCCCTCAATTTTTCGAATTGAGCTTCTCTTTGAGCTATAACGGCATTAACTTTCTTCTCTATTCTTTGATCTTCTGTTTCCTCTTCTTGGTAACCGTTAAATCCTTGATTCATGTTTTGCTGGATTGGTGCTTTTGATAAAGCAGCTTCTAAAGCTTTAGCTAGGGCATCTGCTCTTGCAGATTCCTCTCTAGCTCTTTGCTCTGCAGCCTCTCTTTCTGCCTTTTCCTTTTTTCTTAACTCGCGAACTACTCTCCAATTTGGATCTTCTTTTACTTCATCTTGTTTCATCTCTTGTTGAGGAGGCGCTTGATCAATAATTTTTTCTTGTTGTACAATTGGTTCTTGAGCAGTCTCAGTTGTATTCATAGGTGTTCTCCATGTTTTTAGATTCTAATATTGAAGAATCAAATGTTGATGTTACGCGTCACTTAGAAATGGAAAAACTTCGAAAAGAAGTTCTTGATCGATTCAAAAATTACAAAAAAACGATTGATTTTATGGCTGCTGATGCTCCTATCAGCGTCTTGTGTCTCGGTAGTACTATTGAAAGTATTTTGATCGACAATGGCTTTTCCCGAATTTATGACATCTTCAATGTCGACCTCACAGAAATCAAGGGACTTGGCGTTAAACGAATCGCTATCATTACTGATCGCCTTTCTGAATTCCTCCTCACTTAATTCTTGCCTTTTCAATGTATTCTGAGAGTTTCCGTCAATGACTTTTCCAAAGTCAAATGCCTCTTCAATCGATTTATCATATGTGTCATCTATAGGCTTGCATCCTGATTTGATTAATTCTTTTTTATGAGTATCGAAATATTCTTTTTCAGAAAGCATGTCGATTTTTTGATCTTTTCTAACATATTCCCAAAACCTATTTTCAAAAAAAGCATTAGCCCAAGCTTGCATCGTCTTATATTCTTCTGGCACAGCTTCTTTTGTCGAAGACAAGACAGCCATTACACGCGCATCTGGAAGAACCCAGAGCCTCTTAGTTATGTTATCATGTTTCTTATCATAAAGAAAAACAGCCTGATTTGGACGAGGAGCTGGCAAATATGGCCAAGCATAATATTTTATTCTGATAGCATTTTTGACAATATTATCTTTTGCAATGATCCTCACAATACAAAATTCATCTTCTTGAATGATGTTACGGTGCTTTTCTATGCATTCTCTTAGCTGATCATCTACATCGCCACACATGAGACGACCAACTTTTAACGCATATTTCTTCAATCTTTCTTTAGAAGTCTTTAAAGCAACTTCATCATCCGATATTTTATCAGTGATCACACTCATTTGTCTTCACATGCATAGTGGGTCTATCTTTTGGGCGCATTGGATTAAAACAATTCCTCGGATCAGGTCGACCATCCGGAGTTAAATTAAGATTCATTTGCCAATGTTCATTTGGCACTGCTCTACCAGATCCTTTTGGTATCAGATCTGCATCCTTGTTCTTTGCATAATCAGGGGCATGATGAATTTTTTTTGACATACACATCGCCTTTATTCGTTTGGAACTGTATACATGATTTTTCGTGATATTCCTTCAGTTCTTTTGATGGAACAACATTAATAGCCTCTTGGCCATTGTAATTAACCGGCCTATAAACAAATTCTACCATACCCGGATCATGCTGAATCGAGTTAGGATTTGCACTAAAATTACACATTTTTTCATCCATTTTAATCAGTGTTCCACTAAGCAGTCGCACTAAACCGCTAAATTCCTAGTATTCAGCACGATGTTTTTTAACATATCGAGCTAAATCATCAACATCCTTTGTATATTCTTCTTTTTGATTAAACTCAGATGAATATCTTCCGCCTGCCACCTCAACATCACCAGCATTTTTTTCCCAATGAGCATCTTTGAATTGCTCTGTGGCAGCCATTTTGTCATGAGGATGATGACCATGTTTAACGTGGCCTTTTGAATGATGACTATGTCCATCATGTTTCATAGTTTTTCTCCTTATCCATTTGGATATTTTTCTTTTTCCTGTTTTTTGCAGCACCTTCTTTATGAAGATCTTTGCCGTAATATTCTTTCCTAATCTCTTTAGGTAAGTTATCTTTCATTTTTACCGTCCGATCTTTGGTTGTCAAGTAACTGTTTGAAGCACAGGATTTCTTTCTGCTTCATTTGCTCCTTTTACTGCTTGAGCATATTCGAAAGCAGCCTTAAATTGTGCAAATTGCATGTCCTCTAATTCCACCATCATTTTAACGAGATCAAGGTCTGCCTGCATTTGCTTGTGCTCTGCTTCTGAATGCAATTCTTCCATTTTCGCTATTTTCTCGCCAACAGCAGCTTGATCTAACTGCGCTTTTGACATCATCTGAGCAATTTTCGCTTGATCAAGCTGGTCTTGCTTTTCCGCTTGTTGCTGTTGCGCTTGCGCTTGCTGTTGTTGCTGCTCTTGCATGTCATCAATCACTTGTTTTTTGCCAGTGATAAAGGCGGCTCTTATGATAGATTTATCAGCAATAGGCATCCCGAGTTCTCTAAAATTGAGAAGTTGCTGCAATTCCATTTGCTTCTGTGTAGTACTATAATTGCCTTCTTCAACAGCTACACCATATTTCTGCACATGACTTGTAAAGAATCTTTCATCCGGCTCATGACCGACGATATTTCGTATTTTTCCTCTGCTAAAATTCTTACGAATAGCACTGAGTCTGATCTTCCCATAGAGTCTTTGGGTATAATCAAGCTTGTCGAATATCGTTTGTAAAGTCACTAAACCAGCCCCTTGACGAAGCATAGAAAGAATTCCCGATTTATCATCTGTAGCACTGCCTAAAAGCTCTTCATTGACACCTGAAATCTTTGTGATATCCTCAGCCAAGCTATTAGAAAGCTCAAGGAGAGATTGCGGAATGGAAACAGGCTCTATTCTTTGAATCTCCGCCGGCGAATGGCCGGATTTGAGTGGTATCAGAAAACCATCTCCACCACTGGATTGCCGAAATGCTTTTGGATCTGTCACGACATCAACTGGATATATCCAGCCTGCATTCAATGAACTCTGCAATAATTGTAACTCAATGACTTTTCTCATATTGTACAGAAATTGCGCATCCCTAAGATTTCTTATGACCCCTCTTTTTCTCCAAGCATATTGCTGGATGTCAGGCTCAACGTAACATTGCATTGGAATGAATGGATATTGATCAATACCAAGAAGATTTGCCCCGTGATAAACGATTTTATCACCCAAGGAAATAACTAGCTTCACTGTTGGGATGTCGACATCTTTAACCTTAAGCCAAGGTTGATGAGAGAGGATTTGTTTGAGCATGTCCTTATTCTCTCCTTCGATTTCTTCCCATTCAGTAGTTTCCCCGGTATATGGATCAAGAATAATTTTTCCCGGACGGGTTGTTCTGTAATAGAATTCATCGAAAGTGAAAAGGTTGCTAATCGCGACATTTTGGAGCTCTGCTTGTAATGGGAATCTTCCATCTTTCATGCCCCCCGGATTCATTTTGTCTATTTCTTTTGCGTATCCCGGTAATAATAATTTTGCACACATCTTGGAGACCCATCGTCTTCTCCATATCCCATTACAATCGCTGAGATCCTGTTTACGAGTATACTGATCAATGAGATAATTGTTGTAAGCAACACTATCAGTGAAAAGATCGCCAGATACAGGATCATAAGTATAATCAGGATACAAATGAAGAAGAGTCTCACCAGTGTCACAGGCACCTTCAAAAGACTGAGACAAATATTCCTGAAAACCATCTCTATCCTCACACCATCGTAAACACTTATTGTAATCATCAGAAACTTGATCGTCTTGATCGCCTACAGGCATCGTTATCGTGGATTTACGGTTTTTCCTTTGATAACCGCATATCATATTGATATGCCTTGCTATTAAATTGAAGAAGAACTTTTGGACATTCTGAGAATTTTGACCAAAGGTTTGATTATAAAGATTTTGATCGCCTACTTTAAAACGCTTATCAATGGCCCCTTGGAGCCAAAGCGCAGACGATGCAGTATAGTTACTATTATAGAACCAATCTTGCATTTGCTTCAGATCTTTAGTCTGAACGTCTGTTGGATCGATATAACCAAGGCTGTAAGCCCCGCTTTCGTATGACGGCATTTAGAAAATCCTAGGTGTAATACACTCACACATATCATATAAAGTTTTATATTCACACGTATTTTTTATGCAATCTCAATAATAACTTCCCGAAGGGAATTCGCTATATAATGAATGTTGTGGCTCATGAAATGTCGCCATGTGTCTTTTGTATTCCTCTTCATCATCTTCCTTAGTTCGAGCTTTGCGAAGACTTAATGCAAGATATCTCATCGCATCTGCACCATTGCTGAAATGATCATGACGAGGCGTTTCTCTCCATACTCCAAGGGTATCGTTCCATTCTTTGCGATAATTCTCCAAGGCTCTGATTCCTTTTTCACACTTAACTTCATCAAACCAGCATCTGTTGAGAAGATTTCTCACTGCATCAATTCCTTCTTGGATGCCAAGCCGAGGCAATACAGTAAATTCTTGCCCCAAGTTTCTTGCTATTTGCACGCGCGTTAAACCTGATCCTAATTCATGGCTAGATGCGTCGTGAGGGACAAACACACGCTCGGTAACATAATCTTTGTTCTTTATGATCTTTATATAATGCGCTAAAGGTTCGCCTGAGTTTTCATAATAGTCAATGAGTCGAAGCTCTGCTCCAAGCCTCTGAAACCACCACAAAGCCATAGCATCATTAAAACCAAGATCCATAGCAACGAACACAGGAAGATTTTCATCATGAGGCACTTTTCCTATTCTATGTTCAACTCTGGCTTTAGTCATGTATTTGCTGTAATAATTTCCTTCTAGATTAGCCTGAAAGGCTTCTTCTGGAGTTGAAGGGAATTCTCGCAACATATCGTCGCCTTGAGTTTTATATTTAGCCGCATACCAGCTCATTTGATTGGCTGCAATATCGATTTTATAAGACTCCTGAAGTTCTTTAAAATACTTCACAAGGTCTTCAGGAATATGTGTTGATTCATTTAATACATATTCCGGATGCTTATGCCAAGGTAAAAAATGAAACTTGTAATCCAAAGGGGAAAGTATTTTTTGCGCATCCCTCATCTTTTGCGCTTCTACGCACATGTTATAAAATGCGCCTTCACGCCCTCTAGCGGTACTTTCTATAAAACAATAGGATCCGGTTGCGATCGTATTTAAAGAACCTGTAATAATCTCATTTGCCCTCTTAAGATCACTAGCGGCTATCTTTCCGAATTCGGAAATAAGCAGATATTGAAATGTTGCGGATCTTAAGCTCGTTCCTACACGTATGATGCTGTTGTTTGAAAAAGTGAGTTCTTTTGCTGAATCTACTTTCGCTTCTATATTAGCTTTAAGAGCATTGGGAAGGCAGTCATAAGCAAATTTAATCTTTCTGAATATGTACTTGGCGTTCTCTTCTGTATCTGCAATGATACCTAAAGACGTATTTGGTCTGAATAGCGCTGTGTCAAGAAAAAACAAAGTGAGAAAGGTAGTGATACCAAGCTGACGGGCCTTAAGAATGATATTGCAATAGTGCATATCATCATAGAGCTGCTGTTGAGCCCAATTTGGTTGAAAAAGCTGTTTTAGACCCTGCTTGTCTGTAATGAAATAAAGACTCTTTAACCTCCATTCTCTTTTTTTTAGAGAATTTAGGCTTATCTCATTTTTACCCTTCATTCACAGGATCCTTGAAATTGTCTGCTATTTCTTTCAAAAGTGAAGGAACATCGCCAGTCAAATTCGTGTCTTGCTTATCACTCCAGCCAACTGTATTGGATAGAACCAGTTTCGTGAATGATGAATCTAGTTTTTTAAACAGCGCTCCATTTACTAATCTACACTCTTGCCAATCCTGAGCAAATTCATAAACGGCACGAAACCTACTACTTCTCTCACTGAAAACTTGTAAATATCTATGAGGCCAGCCTCTAGAAATTGCAAACTGTCTAAAATAGACAGAATTAGGAAGCTTCAACCATTCCTCAAATGCCTCAGCTTCTTTTTCAATTCTTTCAATTGTCCACTCTAGAGGTCTTCCGCCTTCCCCATTTTTATTATATGGTGGATGTCCTTTAGGAGGTGACATTATAAAACTCCTTTGCAGTGAGGACACATCTTTAGCTTATCCTTTTTTTTAGGCTTTTCCCCTTCTTCTTGTTCATCAATCCCAAATCCCGTTAATTCATCGAAAGAAAATCCTGCTGATACAAGCATGTCGATATCATATTCATTGCCTAGTATATCAAAATCAAACTCACCATATGTCTTATTGTCCAAAATGATTCTTTTTCTCATCACTTCGTCGGCCAAGTCATGATCAATTATGCAAGGGATTTCTTTTATCTTTAAAATCTTAGCTGCTCTTACTCTTTGGTTACCTGCATATACAACATTCTTATTATCGATTCGATTGACAAGTACAGGACGTTTTTGAAGAAAATCCCTATCCTCTTCAATGCTATCGCAAAGCTTTTTCATCTGTTCTTTAGAAATAGTTCTTGGGTTTCCTGTAAGTAGCGTAAGATCTTTAATAGGTATATTTTCAATCATTCTATCTCTTTTTCTTTGGTCTGACATGAGTTTACCAAATGCTCGCAAACAGTTATTAGACAATCTATCGCTTCAGAGACTGAAGCTTTTGGTCTTTCTTCTGTATCATCTCTTCTTAAATCTTTTAGTTTATTTAATATTTCTTTTTTATTCACGTCTTTCGGCATCTGTATTTGGTGTTGCGAAATGTCTTCATAGACTTCCGTTGGATAAGTAATAAGGTTGAAAATATAAGGAGAAACCTTTTTTCCTATCATTGTTTCAAATTCTTTTTGGTGCATAGAAGACATAAAATAATTCATGCTTGTATCATCGACTTCCATAGATATTTTCGCTCATTCTAACTCTTTTTCATTCGGAAAGCGAAAATTTCTAGAATCAGTAACTGCACATAAATCGCCACAAATTTCTTTAGCTCTTTCTCCAATACAGAACTCTAATGTAATTTTTTGAATAAACTTTTTATTAGATAACTCTTGTATTCTTTGTTCGCTATTATTTTGAATGTGAGCGAATCGAGTATTTTTGTCAGATTCTAAAGATAACTTATTTTTCATTTTTTTTATTTTCTTCATTTACATTTTCCTTAACATTAAAACAGAAGTTTCTAGAATCCGTCACAGCGCACAAATCTCCGCAGATTTCACATGTTCCATTTTTGAATGTTGGATCTTGCCCTTTTTTGCGTTTTCCATTCTTCGTTGCAATACATTCGCCGCAAATCCATCGCGCTGACAAAATTTTTGCTTTATTCATATTTGGTAAATGTACATATAAACCACTAAGATTCAACCGTTTAGGCGGCTTTTTATCTACATTATTCTCCTACTTTTGAGATTTTTTAGATTTCATCCTTCATATTCACTGTAATATTTTCTAGAATTATCCAAAAAACTGCGTCTGATAATACATATTATGTTGTAAAGTAATTTCTACTTCATTTTTTGAATATTCATTATTTTTTGTCAAGCGTTTTTTATTTGCAATTTTCATTTCACAATACTCCTATCCAAACTTTACAAATTTTTGCAACTCTAAAAAAACATCCAAGAATGAGCCATAGGGAGTTCAACCCGACGATAGACGAAATGCTCAATATAAACAACAATATTATCCCGTCCAAAGTTTTTGATGGCCAGTTTTCAATAGATTTTTTCACTGACCACACCAACGAAAAAATCGTTGTGCAAAAAATTAACAACCAAAACATAAATATTCCTCCTTTCCTATATATGAATATGTTTTATCATTATTTAACATACTCGTACAGTCCATGAAACTTCAGGATCTTTCCTGTATTTTTCTACATCAATGTTCACTGAATCCAAAATCTTTTGATAATCGATCCTTCCTTTTTTCGTGCATTTTCTCACCTCTATTCCATTCCCACGGCTGCTCATTTCGTTGGACAATTGTAACAGTCCCTGTCTTGCTTCTTCCAGCTCGCGCTCTATCTCGTTCGATTTGGACTTGGCTTCGATATATCTTTGCGAAGCCCGGACCCATAACGCATCGCTTCGTTTGGTATAGTCTCTTTCTGTCATAGTGGGCGGTATGAATTCTGTCATGCATTTGTAAAACTCGATCTCTTTTTCTATCATGTTTTTGATGTAGTCTCTATCTGCGTGGCATTCTACAATTGCGATATTCGCACCATCGAACGAACAATAGAAAACTTTTTCCACTTTTGCTACATAACATTGATGTTGTAATTGTGGATAGTATTTTTCCGGTATTTTACCGCTCAAAGCTGTATCATGATCGGTTTTTCCGGGACATTTTATCTCAACCACTGTTTTCTTATCGAATGATATTCCGTCTAGAGACGCAATCAAAAAAGGATAGGTATCATCCATTATAACTTCTGGAAAGACAAACTCCCCAGTTTTCTTCATAAATAGATTCCTAGCTATTGGTTCTAACTCTATCCCTCTTTTCATATTCCAAGAAGCAGCATCATTTGATACCACTCCTAGTTTTTCTTCCCATAATTGGTTGGGCGTTTTCCACGGATTTATGCCTAATATAATGCTCGCATCTGAAGCTCCTATTTTTTGTTTCCTAAACTCTAACCATTCTTGTGTATTTTGCTTCATTTCACACCCTATGCCGATTTCTTCGCAATATTTTCGTCCAAAGCTGTCATAATGCTTTTTAACATTGTAGACGGTATATCTTTAACATCTGAAACATTATTGGTTTTAAGAAATCCTTTTATAGACTCCTTTAGCTCTGCATCTACCAAGTCTAGCTTTTTGATTATAGCATCAGATTCTTGCTTGTTAATTTTAGGAACAGGAGCAGGATCTTTGTTTGTTGAATATGGAGAAGATGCATTACCATCGTCATCTTCATCTAAAGTGATACCTAACAATGCACACAATCCATAACGCCTAGCGTATGTCATTGCCGAACCAAACCCTTGACTATCATTTTTGACGATAAGCAGAGGCGTATAAGACTTAAACCATTGTCCAGAAGGATGTCCTAAAGTTGATACTACATAAAATCTGCCGTTTTCATCCGAAACGTTAGATTGAAAAATAGCTAAATTATGAGATTTTAACACCTCTCTACATGCATCAAGACACGAATTAATATCTGCATATTTACTTTTATAGTGAGGGTTCTTGCAATTTTTAGGAGCTGACGGCATTTCTCCTTGAGCTTTAGACATTGCTGCAGTTATTTCGTTTATTTGATCTGAATGTATTGGCTGATCCATTTTCCACCTCTTCCGTTTTGTTGTTTAGTTTTTTGATCTTTCTATGTTCGGGTATCCCGAAGGCATCATCACACTGATTTCATACGCTATCTCATCTAGATGAAATTGAATCGATCTAGGATTGAATTCTATGTCATTATATAGCATAAACACTAGAACATCAAAGTGATGTATTATACTGGCCAATCCTCCTCTATCAACTACAATTCCATCTTCATACTCAGGCATCTCAAAATATATAGAGTCCACGAAAGTCGATTCATGGATATTGGTATGAGATGCTCTAGAAATCAATAACTTTTTACTGTTTACATGTCTGCCGATGAGTAATCCGAATTTCCATAAACACCATTGAATCGTTTCTGTGTCTAAAACCCTGTCAGAATATAATTTTCGTAAAAGAATATCAAAATAACCTCTGATTTGTGGCATATCTTCGCCAAGAAGAACATCTCCTCGTGTGATTTGATCGCTTTCTGTGCTGTATTCGTAATACTCTGGGCAAAACATATAGTTTCTCCTGTTAAATTTGTCATTTTTTACTTTCTCTACACACTGCTACAACCTGCTCGATTCAAGACCGAGTTGTCAAGGAGACTGTGCGTTATGGACTCATTGTATCATTTACACATTTTTCACGCAATCTCTTTTTCTGTATTTTGTGGAAAAGAATCCGCTTGCCTTTTTTTGTTTATTGCTGTACTTTTGTGTCATAAATAGGAGATATCTATGAGATTACGAGACTACCTTTGGGCAAATGCTCTTACAAATAAAGAATTCGGAAAGAAGATTCGTTATAGCGGCACTTACGTCAGTAATGCAATGACAGGAGCAGCCATACCCGGATATAAATTTATCGAAGATGTTGAAAAGGCCACTAATGGTCTTGTGCAAGGTCATGAAATTCGATGTGAAAGAGGATGGATGCTGAAAAAAGAAAATGAAACTCAAGAACAACCAGAGCAATTTGTTTTCAAAGGCATGAGATAAAAAATACGCGCCTTCCTGCAACCATGCAAGGAGACGCGTATAACAACAACTTAATCAGGAGCCCTACATAAGACTCTTGAACCAACACAAAATGGTCTTCTGAAATATATGAAATTAGGATTTTTAACGCAAAATGAAAATGCAGAAAATTCTTGTTGAACGTATTTCGTGAAACGAGTAGAAATGAGAAAGCCAAGGACATAAGCCCTTGGCTTTAACTTGATGTACAGATCTAGAGAATCTGTTACAACTTGAGGGAGCTGCGGAAGCTATCTTACACTCAAGATAACAGATTCTCCAGATTTGCGCAACAGCAAAAAAGGAGAATTTTTCACATGACTGTTAAAACATATTCAGGAGTCAGTCAGAACAACGAATCTACGATTGAAAGATGTTCTTTTGACCCTGAAATTCCTTATTTTATAGTGTCTAGAGATCTAGCACAGGACTCGTCTATTTCTTTACAAGCACGTGGACTTTTGCAATATTTCCTATCCCTTCCAAAAGATTGGCAGATATATCATTCTCAAGTTCAAAAATCCCAAAATATTGGGGAAAAAAAATTAAACGGGATGATGGAAGAACTCATAAATGCAGGTTATGCTTCTAGAGAAAGATTGAGAGGGCAAAAAGGCAGATTCGGAAACTACAAATATACAATAAGAGCTGTCAAAAAAATTTTACCAGACGCCGTCAAGCAGGCTGGACGAAGCAGCCTGCTTAAGGAAGACCTACAAAGTATAGATGGAACATCTATACTTGGCTTACCTGAAAAAAAACAAAAAGATATCGCAGAAAAAACAGAATCGATTAGCGATTTACCGTGTAATGTTAAGGAAAACCCAGATAAAAATCGCATGAATCGCAAACCGCCTCTTTCATCTCAAAAGAAAGAAGATGAATTCTGCATCGATGATGCTCTTGCTTTTTGCGAGTCCGTTGGACTTAATCTAAAACGAAAAGATTTTGAAATCTGGTCAAAGAAACACACTTCCCACCTGATATATTCAACTCTCACTCTTTTATTAGATGAATCGAAAAACCCTAAATCAAACATCACTAGTCACGCAAAATATATGCAAAAGGCTCTAGACGACAACTGGACCCAACAACGAAAAAATATGGAGATAAACGCAGATTATGCAAGGAAAATGAAAAAGGAATATCTTTGGCCTGATCTAGTCATTACGAAACAATATTGCAGAGATGAACGGCAATGCATAGACTGGTCTTTTAATAAAGATCATGATAAATTCAAAAAAGAATTTGACTCGTATATGAAAAAAAGAATAGAAGCTTACTATGAAAAAAAAGGAAAACATTATGATTAATGATGGAAAAATAGCAGAAGTTTCACAAAAATATGAAGAATTAGCTTACTTAGATGGAGCTGATGGATTTTACCAATATCTTTCTTGTAATGAAGGATTCTTTCTAAATATTGATGGTGAAGAAATGTTTGGACCTTATCAAAACCAAAAAGATGTTGTTTTGTTGCTATTAAATATTATGAATGAAAAACAAAAAAAATGGTATGCTAGGTATGACGAGTTAGGCAACCTTATTAGTAAATGGTGAATTTTTATATAAAGTTGCAAAAGCACTTCGTCCGATCCGAAGGTTTTGCTTTAACGAGAAAAAAATATGGAGAAAATATGCGAAGAAAATCTAAAAAATACCGCTTAAAAAAGCGTAGAATGAAGAGTATGCACCATAGAATGAAACGCCAAATAATTTTACAGAATTATGTTTTTTCTATGATTCCCATGCCCGACAAAAACTTGCTCCAAACTCCTATACCTGAAGAGATTTACAAAACTTGCTCTCATAATACATTGCTGCCAGCGAATGGCGGAACAACATGCAGATTTATGCGCCCAAGAGCGTTAAACCATGATTGAGCAAGTCGCCAATAGCACATGCGGATTTTACACAATTAGCACTTTGGTATTCCGAGGGCAGAAAGTCTACGGTCTGAACTATTTTCATACATCTATTTTCATAGTAGATCAATTCAAGGATATGGAAATCATGAGAATGGTAACATTCGACATTGACGATGCCATCAGAATGCACAAACATGGAATTTGGTTGGCAAAATACCTCTTAAATGGAAAGATTCAGTAATGAATTGAAAATTTACCTCTTGTCATATCTTCCTGCACTTGATATCTTACAAGAAAATAGGTAAAAATGCATCAATACTCACACAGCCAGATTATAAATTTCAAAATGAAAAACCTCTTAAACGAGCATGAATTCTATAATTTTCCTAAATTCCTAAGAACGATACGAGACATCCATTTTCTTACAAGAGAAGATGCCGCGAAAATTCTCAGATGGAATACATCCGACTTGGCAAACTTGGAACGTGGCCTCATAAAATTTCCCAAAAAAGATCAACTTGATGCGCTTTGCGTTTTCTATCAAATTCCTGAAAAAATTATGCAAGTGAAAGTGTCTTCATGGATTGAAGAATGGGGCAGTATATGAAATTTGTCATCCCGGGAGAGCCCGTACCTCAGAAAAGACATAGAACAACCATCTACAAAAGCCGCACTGTCGAATTCAATCCATGTAAAAAAGAAAAGATGGATGTCAAAAAAATTCTCATGCGGGACATCCATAAGAAAAAAACTGATCTTAAAGGGAAAGATCCGGAAATGCTCGATAAGCTTGTTTTTTTGCCATTTAAAGACTACTACCATATAGAACTGATATTCTACTTCCCGGTCCCTAGATCGGACAACCAGACGGTAAAGAAAGCGAAATTAGAGGATTCTATCAAACATGCTATCAAACCGGATTTGGATAACCTAGAAAAATTTATCCTCGATGCATGCAATGATATACTTTTTTCTGACGACAAAAAAATCGTAAAGATGCAATCTCGGAAGTTATGGTCTGAAAACCCTAGGACAGAAATTGAAATTGAGGGTTTTGACCATGCTAAAGGCGATAGTCAAGAAGAAAATGTGAAAAAAGTTAACAAAAAAGAGGATATATGAAAGCGATACCATTATTTATTTTGTTAGGAATGCTGACATCCTGCGAAGGATTTCACCTTCAAGGTCATGTGAAAGCAGAAAAGACGTCACATCAATCTATGCATTCTACAATCCCTCCAAATGCATCTGTGCATACCCCTGTTAAATTTGGGGGGCATCATCATGACTTCCCCCATGGAAATATTTCTGGAAATACTAAGGGAATAAAATTTGACCTCACGGAATAACCATGTACGTTTATGCTTTCATTTCGGTAATGTTCCTGCTGTACACCCTTTATAGATGCCGTTTAGACGATAGGCAAACTAAGAGCGTAGAGGAAATCAATCAGCAAATGAGAGCGATAAACGATTCTTTATCATCGATAAAAATGCGTATGCGCTATGAAAAAAAAGATGACTCAAGCGGAAAATAACACCTCTGCATATCCTTCTTGGATATGTGAACAGTGTGCTATAAAAAATGGTGGAAAATATAAAGATTATTCTATATCCACATGGCATATTCATCAATGCGGATGGTGTCAAGAATTTAATTCAGTGACAGATCCTAGAGATTTCGGATATCCTCATTACAAAGGACAATAGGCAAAAAATGGACAAAAAAATTAGAGAAATAGAAAAGACGACAAAGAAAGCCGAACATCAGCTCAAGTCTCTTGAAAAAGAGGACAAACGTCGAGATAAGATTTGCGATTATGGACGAGAGCAAATGAAGAAAAATAAAGGAAAATGATAAATCTACGCATTTTTTAGTAGATTCGCATTTCTTATTTTGCTATGATGAAGTTTTGAAACCGCCATTGTGGAAACATAAAAGCAGGCACTCTTTTTCCATAGATCCTGCGCCTTATTGGCCACAATAGTCCTCCTATTGGCAGGCGGTTTCGTTTTTTTAGAAGCCTCTCGCACAAACCCGCTTTAAATTAGTGGGAGGCTTCATTTTATTTAGAGGCTGGCGATGCACCTCTGTTGTTGGTTGGTTTTTTCGTCGCCAGCCTCTACTTTGTCTTGATAAACACTTAACATGGTGAAATCATGGATGCAAAAAATCGTTGGCTAGAACAGGAAGAAAAAGACATAAAAAGAGAATGGAAAAAGAAAGATGAATCTCATTGGATGGAAATCTTACAGATTTTTTCTGTTACAGTTTTGATTTTTTTTTGCGCTTCGGCATCAAAGGTTGAGACTAAATATTGCAACCATTTCTTGTCTGACGATAAATATAGAGACTATTGCTAAGGATGGATTGCATGGATAAAGAATTAGCTTTAGAAGCCGTAAACAAATGTGATGATTATCTCGATAAACTGGATCATTTTTTGAATAAAATACACAATATCAAAGAAGATCTTCATAAACTTAATCATGTGCTTGAAACATTTTTAGAAATTGATGAGGACAGCATCGATGAAGGTTACAAAGAAGATTTTTGCATGGATTGCTTCATGAAAAATTTCCATAAGAGATTTTACGAGAGAGATTAGGAAAATGTATCTTCCAAACATTTTCACTCAGTTCAATATGATTGATCGAGAATTCCATATATCTTGTCAAACTAAAATCTCTCTTTTTGCAAAGACTGATCTATCTGGATATACCATTTCCACCCTTTTGATTGATGATCCTCATTTGTTGCCATTTTATCAAACAATGATTTTTGACAATTCCCCCTTTGTTTCTATTAACTCTACTTTAAATGGAAGATCATTCACTTGCACCTTGAAAAAAAATGCCCATTCCATGCATGCTAATGCCGTAGCTATGGCAAATTTAGCCATCACTATGGAAGATGAGTCTCAACGGATTAGAGAGCTGATAAGATCATTTTCCAAACATATGATTTTTTATGGGTGATAAAATGGTCCAGTTAGATTTTTTTGAAAAAGATGAAGTGACAATGTTGAATGACAAATTTGAAAAACTAGAAGAATCTTGTGAAAAAGTTCGTAAAGGACAATTCGCCAAACTAGGTGCATTGCAAAAAAAATACGACGAGCTCTTCGAAAGATTAGATCGTATAGAAAAACACATTTGTTGTGGGGTTTAGGCATGAAGATAGCTATTTTGTTTTTTTTCTGTTGCTGTTTTTTTTCGGAAATTTCCTGTAAGGAACCATCGAAGAAAGATTCCATAAAAAAGTCGATCCTCAAATTAAATGAGGAAATCGGCGAAACAAATAGGTTAATGAGGAAAAGAAGTTTGGCTAATAGAGATGTTTTTTATCTCATGGGAAAGAGGGATGGCCTACTGATTGCCATTGAAATCTTACAGAAATGCTCTAAGTAGATTTTTTATGTGGGTAATCGAACCTGAAGAAGATGCGACCGAAGACTCTATACAGAAACGTAGATTCGAAATACTAGAAAATTTGATGCTGTTTTTCTCTAATCAGATTAAAGATCCCATTATTGATCCAAATGCCTTTGTGATAGCATTGATAGATGTCATGATTACTATATCAGCTCATGGGGGTCTTTCAAGACAGGAACTCAAAGAATGGATCAATGAAGTTCTAGATGATTACCCTGAAGAAGTATGGAACGTTAAATAAATGAATTAAGTAAAGAAACCCTCCTAGAACTATTCTAGGAGGGAACCTCTAAACAAAGGTAAGCCTACGTGAAAAAACATCTTCTTTATAACATGAGTTGATTTTTGCGTGAATAAAAAACCCGCAGAATGGAGAAAAACTGCGGGCGCTTCGAAACCGAGGAGAATGAAGTTAGCTTCACCTTAACAATTCAGATCTTTTTTGTCGAATATTCAGATCTTTTCTTGAGATGACACAAATTTTTGTCAGGAAAAACATGACAAAAATTCAGATCATGATCACTTCGCTTTATGATGATGCGATTTAGCATGCTTGTGCAATTCTTTGATATGCATGCCCATTTCCTTATGAGCCTTCATAGCTTCATGTTTATGGTGATCCATTTTTTTTGAATGACTATGTTTTCCGCCTTCTACTTCTTCTTTATGAGTAAGGTGATGGTGCGCATGATGCTTTTTCATGATTTAACCTTTCTTTTTGGGAATTTTAGCACCTGCTTTTCTCGCCTCACTCAAGGCAATTGCAACTGCTTGTTTTCTATTGGCAACTGGCTTTTCACTCTTTCCGCTATGAAGAGTTCCCTCTTTATATTCTTGCATCACAGTCGCAATTTTCGTTTTAGGATTTTTTAGATGAGCTCTTTTTTTTGCACCTTCTCCCGGACGATCAGGATGCTTCATTGCTTTCTCTGAATGATGATGGCTATTTTTTTTCTTGTGCATTTTCTTTAACCTTATCTTTTTTTGGCTTTCGTACTTCTTTGCCTTTGCTCATAAAACACCTCACATTAGATTGTGATGATATAATACTCGATTTGCCATGATAGGGTGTTATCATTTGATCCATTTCCAGACAAATTTACACCACTAAGTTTGTTTAGATATACTCCTGCACTATTCGAAAATGCATATCCTGCGGAACTGTTTGCGTTAGATGTGTTAACTGCAAATTGATCTGATTGAGCGGTTATGGATTGGGATCCCATTACTGGACATATTTGGAAAATAGGCTGAGGACCGTAAGTTAACTGGATTCCGTCGCCACCGTTATCTTGGAATGCATCGCTTCCTCCGTAAATCATTCTTGATACGCACGAGACCACAATAATTACTTTTCCTACCCCTTGTGACGGAATGAGATCAACTGGATTTGATACCAAATGTTTAAGTTGATGACTGGTGATAGATCCTGAAGCTGAAATCATATACTATCCTTAGATTGTGATTATATAATAGTTTAACTGCCATGCAATCGTGTTGTTTCCTGCTGCGTTTCCAGTGATGTTTGTGCCGGAAACCACGCAAGCTGAAACATTAGCATTTGCTGCAGTTGCGTAAGCAATTGTTCCTCCATATACTGGGGGAGAAATTGTTATTGTGCTTGCTGTTGCAGTAACAGCGGAACTTACCAAAAAATTCGCGGTTGGAACGATAACCGATTCTTGCCCCCCATATGTCAATGCAATTCCCTGTCCACCCGTATCTGTAAAAGCATTTGTTCCTCCGTAAACCATTTTAGCTATAAGGGAAACTATCATAATAATTTTACCAGATCCGGGGGCTGCAATTAGTTGAACTGGCGTGCCTACCAGTGCTTTGATTTGAGCATTTGTTAGTGTGCCTGATGCTGACAGGATTCCCCCGCCCGGAGCTGCTGCGCTAGTCCAATTAGTTCCATCTGAAGTTAATACGTTCCCGCTTGTTGAGGGAACTGCCCAAGTTTCTGTAGAATATACATTATTTGTTCCGTCTGATACCAATATTTTTCTAGAAGTTCCGCTAGCACTCGGGTATGTCGGAGTGCTAAATGATGGATCAGCGCTGGACCCAGCTGATTGTAATACTTGACCTGCGGTAGATGTAGGGCCTACATTAGTTATAGTTGCTGTACCCGCTCCTACAAGCAAAGCATGATTCGTTAACCCTGTTAACTGGCATGTTTGAGAACTGCCTGATCCTGCAATAGTAATACTTCCTGTTCCAACAGTATTAATATTTCCAGCAACTGGGCTGATTGGTCCGCCTGAATTGCCAGTTAATGTTGATATGCCACTAGCTGGCAATGATTGGAATGTAGGATTGACGCCCGGGCCTCCGCTGGTTAAAACTTGCCCAGAAGCCCCGCTGCTGGTAGCTGTAAAAGCTCCCAACCCTCCTCCAATAATAACACCATGTGATGTTAAACCTGAATTTGTGCCGATAGGAACATACCTAGCTGAAGATGTTCCGCCTGTACCTATAAACGTGTAGCCTAAAGTTCCCGTTCCTACATATGCCATAGTATTTCCATAAAGTTAAAGTTTTCAAAATGTCTCATATGAAGATCCGTTCCAAATTATTTCTAGACTCTCATAGTTGTCTTGAAATGCATATGTAGTCGCACCATCTATCAAAACAACTCCACCAACTGTCGTTACGGTAATTCCATTAGCTACTGCTGTTCCAGTCCTGTCTTTTATGACATATTGTTTATATAGCGTAGCAGGAGCATTTGGGAGCTGGATGGTAATAGCTCCTCCAGTTGAATTACATGAGATAAAATAATCTGTAGATAAAACAGCATATGTAGCTGGACCCGTTACATTCACATAATTGTCTGTTGTTTCAGTTAACGAGATTATCAATGAATTTCCAGATACTGAGGTCTTAATACCTTGAGTTCCACTGCCCGGTGTCACAACATTTAAAACACCCGCAACAGGAACAGCTGTCCCACTATCTGTAACGAAACTTGTTGGCACTACGGGAGGTAAATTTCCTGAATTCAATACCTGAAAAAACTGGCTCACTTTTTTTACCCTATTTTTTGATGTTAGCCTTTTTAGAAAAGGGCACTATGTCAACTACTTAAAGCCCCCTACTGTTAACCACGTAGGATTAACCGATGTTCTCACCCATACATTTTGTCCCTGTCTGCCAAAAAGATTTCCTCCTCCGAATGGCTGATTTGTAGAATGATTTGCCTGAAAATCAATGATCAATGTCGCTCCAGCCGGCCAAACCTCATGCAAGTTTACGCCATCATAGCTAACATCCATCGCTACAGTCGCTCCATTATAGACCTCTAAAATCTTTACAGTGTCAGGAAACCCATTAGTGAAAACAGGCTGAAAAGATCCTGTCAAAGAGGCGGGATTGAATTGACTGGCTGGTATAAACTGAAAGTAATCTTGATCTTGAGTGGCCATTTACCCCTCTATAGTTTGTGGTTCAATTATTTCAACTGCATCTTGGGCAGGTTTTGCGGCATCTTCTATTGCTTGAATCCATTTGAGACATTCATTACAAGCTGCTCTTGCGATATCTGTAGAACAATCGGATTCGAAGTAAAAAGTGGACTCAAATTCGCCGATGTTGATTTTGAATTTTGTGTGATGTTTATTCATTTTCGTCCTCGTTTAAAGAGCGCCTTGGAAGACATTTTAAGCCTTTATAATCTCCATGATTTCCAAGACGCATCACATTATTTAGTTAACATAATCAGACTCTGTAAACAACCATTGTATCAGAGGATGTAATATTCCATCTACCCTATCTAGATCGGCCTTACAATTATATATCCGAAACTTGACACGTCAGCGGTTAGAGTAGTTGCAGTTAAAGTATTCAATGCATTGACCGTAAATGATGTTGCAGCACTAATTGTATATGACAATTCCCCTAGCGCTGTAGATGCATTAACGGCCGTTCTAGTTATAAAAACTAAATCTCCCGCAGCAATGTTTGTATTATTAATTGTCAGAGTTCCTGCGACCAGCGTCCCTGTACCTCGGAAATCTGTGGCAGCACCCCCTTTCCATTGTAGCATTTTTGCTGCTGTGTTAATAGCCAGATTTCCATTTATAAGTACGTTTCCAGATCCGGCATTGATTGTAGTACTCGAAGTCGAATTTGTACTTCCTAAGGAGACTGTATTTACCCCGGCTCCAGTGGCTATAGCAACCGTTTTCCCTCCAGTAGAATTCGCGATATTGATGGACTGGGCTCCGGTACCTCCAAAAATCGTTGCGGTACCTGTATTGGCACCAGTTCCACCAAAATTGATTGTTCCTGACGTTACTGAAGGCGCAAAAGTATATGTTGTTGTTGCTGCTCCATCTAAACTAAAATTGCCTGTGCCGGATTTTAGAGTCAGCGAAGCTGCGCCAGTTGAACTGCCAATGGACACTAATGATGCACCTGTTGTGCCAACGTTAATTGTATTCGCTGCATCATTTCCAATATTGACAGTACCACCAGATCCCACAATTGCAAAAGTGCTACCTGATGCCTGCGTCATTGTGATGTTTCCACCTGACGACGAACCGATATTTAAAACGTGTGCAGCTGCCCCCGTATTAATATTTACGGTTCCAGCTGTTGTAGCTGCTACAGAACCAAAAATATTAACTGCCTGCGTGCTTCCTGTTGAATTTCCATTAAACAGGTTAAAAGTATGTGTGCCAGTTGCATTTGCACCGTTTAATATATTGCAAGTGCTCGTGGATCCATTGTTAGCTCCCGAGAGAACCTGAAAGCTCTGCGTATTTGCTGTATTTGCTCCGCCAAGTATCGAAATTGTATCATTTTGAGCAGCATTTCCACCTGCAATAGTTGTTGTTCTTGCAGCTGCTGGAGCCACGTTAATGATGCCTAAAGTAGTTACTCTTGGATTGCTCCCGAAGGCAATTGTGCCGGCTCCTGCAGTACCTGTTCCAGACATAATATTGAGAGTAGTATTAGCAGCAGAAGCGCCGTTTGCAATATTTATTGTTTGAGCCGTACTATTGATGCCATTCCCCATCGAAATAGTAAGAGCTCCCCCAATGCTATTTCCTAAATTTAGGGCTTGTGTACCACCTGTAGCAGTACCGCTGAGCATTGAAATTGTTTGGGTATTAGCCGAAGGCGCTCCATTGAGTATATTCAAAGTATCGTTTTGAGCTGAGTTTCCACCAAGGATTGTTGTCGTTCTCGCTGCTGCAGGCGCTACGTTTCCTAAAGTGATTGTCGTCACTCTGCTATTATTTGCCATATTTAACTGGGCTGTACTTGCCGAACCTGCACCAGTGAGAATATTTACAATACTTGAAGCTCCTGATGCTCCTGTTGATATATTTACAACCTGTGAACCAGTGTTAACGCCAGCTCCTACATTGATCGTATCCCCGCCTACGCCATTGCTTAGATTCAGAGTATTCGCTGTAGTTCCACCCAAAATAGTACATGTGTTACCCCCATTTCCGATGCCGATTTGAACAGTGGTTATACCTGCTCCTCCACCTATGGAAACGGTGTTAGTGCCTGATGATGATCCTAGAGTAATAGTTCCTGTCTGCGCTGTTCCACCAATTGTTGTTGTTCCTGTAGTTTGGGCTGCACCCATGGTAATATTTGTCGTAGCTGCTGTTACGAGGGCAAAATTTCCTGTTCCAGCTTGAAGGGTTAAAGATGCCGCTCCTGTGGTTGATCCCAAGGTGACTACATTTGCTTGTGTCGCATCGGCTATGTGAACTGTTCTGGCTGCTGCTCCAGTGGCTATATTGATTGTGTCCGTTGTTGCATCGGCTCCAATTGATATCGGTGTGCCTCCTGTTGCCCAAGTTCCACCGGCTGAAAATGTCATAGTGGTTCCAGCTATTGTCGTGAAAGTGGCTGCCCCGGGAGTAGTACCTCCAATAGTGGGAGGGGCCGCAAAAACAGAAGCCAGATTAGACGGAGTTACAAAAAGCGCTACCAACGGCGTCGATGCTGTTCCAGCTACCGCTTGCGCATTTGTTGCAAGATTCCCTATTCCTGCTGTTGTTGTC